TGCAATAGGTATAGACCTAGCAATATTAGAAGATGCTGCTTGCATAGGAGCAGCAGCTACGCCTGTAGTTGGTTGAGAAGCCGGATTGAAAAACACACCTGAATTATTACTTGCTAGACCACCGGGTGCAAATTCTTTAACTTCATTATACTCTTTATCATCTTCCATGTCAAGGTCTTCTATAGAGAAAGGAAGATTATCTGGCATAATAGCTTCTTCACTATTGCCCATCTGACCCATGTCTTCCATACGCTGTAAGCCCATCTTAGCTTCTTGGCGCATCTCCATAAGTTTCTCTAAACCAAAGTAACGCACTACGTCTGCAGGAAAAACAAATTCACCCTCACTTAGTTGGGCAGGAATGTCATCACGAACTTCTTCTTGGTTAGAACCCGGCGGTACATCATTACCAGATACAGGGTCTACTGTGCCACCCTCATCCATAAGACCGCCATCGTCAAACATTTCCATTTGTTTTGCCATGCTATTCATTGGTACTACTCCACCTTCGTTAAAACTGTAGTCTAACTTTAATTTTTTATACTCTTTAACAAATGCTGCCTTTTCTTCATCTGACATACTTTTATGTTTTCCTGAAGCTAGTATGTTTTGCATTTCTGCGTATCGTTTTTTAGCTGCTATATCTTTATCTAAAGCATCGGATGCTACAGACGCACTGTCACTAGTATTCATATTTTTTGTGCGTTCTCTTTTAGCAGCTAAATTAGCTGCCTGTTCCTCTGTCATATTACCACTAGTAATAGTTCTACCGCCATCTTCTGTTTCTGTTACAGTAGTTTTATATTCAGCCATAGTATTACCCTTCAGCGTTAGCTACGTCCTCACGTAATCGTTTAATCTTTCGTAATACATCTATAGCACCCTGTGCTTTGTGTACTGTTATCATATTCTCAGACTGTTCCAACACTTTATGATGCTGGTCTACCATGTTATCCAGATACTTACTGAAGTGGTCCCATTGGCGGTTGTTGCCCACCAGCGGCTTCAGCTTGTTGAGGAGTTCCCTGTTGTTGTCCATTACCACTAAATCCCTGTTCACCCGGTACAGGAGCCTGTCCCATACCTATTGTGCCACCACCTGCACCTGTTGGGTCCATTGGGTTAACACCTGCTGGTGCTGCGCCTTCTGGTCCCGGTGCTGGTGCTTGAAACTGTTTCATAATCTCAGCTTGCAATGCGGCCTCATCCATATTGTTGGTTACTTTGTCAGGGTCTAGTCCCATTGAGTTAGCTATCTCACGAATGATATACTGGAACTTCGCAAACGGTGCTAACGCTGGGCTACTTGCTACTTGCAAGAACTGCATCAATCTCTGACTACGTACTTCTGTAGCCATTAAGCTTTCTGTTCCACGTGCTTTAACTTCTAAGTCACCCTTAATTTCTGGGTCAAAGTCAAACTGCATATTAAAACGAAACAGTCCTTCGCCTAGTGGACGCAGAAGATAGTCATCTACATTTTTAATAACTGTTTTAGTGCTGCCTTGTGCTGCACCCATAAGCATAGAGATACCAGAGGCTGTACGGCCTACACCTGATACACCTGTCTGTCCGTGAGCAAACGATGGGAAGCCTGTGCTTTCATCTGCTAGTACACGTGCTTTATCAAACAACATCATGTTTTCTTGTGACACGTTAGGAAACTTAGTACCAAAGATAGCCTGACCCGGTGCGCCACCCTGCCTACGGAATATTTTGCCCGGATACAGTGACAAGTCTTGGCCCGGTACTAGATTGGTTTCATCTACTTCTACAATCAAGTTACCTGACAGTACAGCATTGTCTACAGCCATACGCATAAAGCCATTCATTAGCGTCTGCGTATCGTCCATGTTCTCAGCAATACCTACACCAAAGAATGAGTATGGGTTTAGTTCATACGGTGCAGCATGATAAGGAATTTTGCTAGGTTTAAATGGATTAAGTACCATACGTAATAGCATACCATTACATACCCACACATTAGCTTGTAGTTCATCAAACTCTTTTAATTCTTTTGGGATGCTAATTTCTTGCTCTTCAAGCATTTCGATATCAACCATACCCCAATACTCAAGGACTTCAAAACGGTCAATGTTTGTTTCAGGTGCGTAATCAGAAAGGTCATCTTCCCAATACTTTTTATCATAGTTTTCACCCTGTGCAATAGCAGCGTCAATTACCTGCGAACGAAAGTATGGACGCTTCTTTAAGTTACGCAATTGTGTGCGAGACATCTTGTGTCTTTCAATTACATACTGCGCTTCGTCCATGTTGTTTGCATCTGGGTCAGGATAAAAATTCCAAACCGATACATGAGATACTTGTGGTACAGTTTTAAATAGTGGGTCATAGTTACCCTCATCATCCCAATTAGCATATTCTTTGTCTACAGCAAATGGGCCTTTCATAACACCCGTACCAAACAATGCCATTTCAAATGCAGCATTACGTAAGTATTTACCCGCACCCGATTCATCTAGCTGGTCATGTATTTTCTTTTGCATCTTCTTAGCTGCAATCATAGCTGGACTAAATGCAATAGCGGTAGGTGTTTTACCCGGACCTTCTTTTAGTTTATCTTGTACTGGCTCAAGTTTATTCTGCATTACACCTAACTTCTCAGTCAGTGACAACGCAGTAGCACCCGGCTCTAAATCATTTCCGTCACCAGCAAAACCATAAGGACTAACATTCTGGTCAGTCTGCATTTGCTCTGGCTCTTTAGGGTCAAAGTGTACGTCTTCTAATACACCTTCAGGTAATCCTGTAGGGTCAATAGACAAAGGAAATTTGTTATTGGCAAACAACACATCGGTAATTTGACCATAGGCTGCTAGTGTTTTAGTTTTAGTTACTTTAATAAATACGCGAGACTTTTCAGCTTCTGTAAACTGCACATCGCTACTATACAATCCACGATAATTACGATAGGCACGTAGCCAACGAGTTTCATCTTGGTCACGATAATCTTCAGAACGCTTATAACGATCAATAATAAAAGGAATAATAGAGTATACATCAGCATCTTCTACTACAGTATCGTCTGTATCTTCCAATGCAATTGCATCGTCTTCAATCATCATATCATCTTCGTTCATAATGTATCCTTAATATCCGAATGTTGCGTCTGCTACTGGCATACTATTTCTAGGGCCACCACGAACGTCATAGTCAAATATACTAAATCGCGGTCTGCTCATTATACCATACCTTAACGCATCATACAAGTGGTCTTCAGCATTTGTATCCACGTCTTCCGGGTTTTTCTTGTCCAACGGTATGGCGGGTAACTGTGAGATGGTATTTGTGCAAGAATTAAAGAAAACAAGTCTTGGCTCCTCTGTAAATTCGTCTACCTGTAAACGCCTATGTATTTCGTTCTTGCCTGATATACGACTACCACGGCTTCTGTCAGAGGGTCTCCAACGACAGCCTTTCATAATCATTTGTTCAGCAAGAGAAGGGCCAGTGTCACCACGCTTGTGCCAAAGACTGCTATCCAGAACACCATACTTAATATTTCCATCACCGGCCTCTGCATCCAATATCATATCTGCCAAATCTGTGGCAAGGACTTTGCTAACGTATAACTCTCTATATACAATAAGCTGTTCATTAGGTGCAACAGCAAACCAGACAACGCCAGACTTGCTACCATAACCGTAATCGCAAGCCCTAAACTTAACCCAGTTACTAGGAATATCAAAAGGCTCAACAACGTGAATGTTGCGGTCAAACTCAGTAAAAGCCGCACCTTCTTTGATGTCCCAATCTCCATCCAAAAGCTGTCTTCGTTGTTGCTCTGGCATGGAGAGAAGCATGGCTTCGTAGTCACCCGATTCCGCAAGGTATGGATTATCAGAAAGTCTTGCGGGTATAAATCTTCTTTTGTATAGAGGTCTTCCAGCCTTTGCGTGTCCTGCTGGGTATCTAAGAACTTCTCCTGTTTCAATATCGGTTGCATCGTAGGCTCTGTTGTAAGGCGAAGGGTCAATGAACATCTTCTTAACCCAATGATGACCTCTACCGCCGGGGTTGGTCGTAGCCCTCATATAAATTGGCAAATCTGCTGCAGTGGACCTTAGACGAGACCGCATATAATTCCATGCGTATGGTGTGGCCCATTGTGTTAACTCGTCAAACCCTATCCAGCTAAACGCTAGACCCTGATAACGCAAGACATCATCATCCCTATCAAGATAAGACATCCACAACCTTGCACCAGATGGCGCAGTCCACTGCATCTTTCTTTCTGACCACTTGATACCGGGCCAGATTTTTGGGTATAACTCCTGCGACTTGAATACGAGTTCTCTTAACTCTTCTGTAGTATGTCGCAAAAGCAACCCACTAAATGCGGGATGCCCCATGTAGCGTAATGGGTCAGATAACATAGCGTAGGATTTACCACCGCCAGCACTTCCACCATATAGTACTTCTCTTTCTGATGCAGCCAAGAAATCTGTCTGTGGGCCTTTGTTTGGTTTAAAGAGTACGTTAGCTGTTTCTTCTATAGCTTGTGTTTCATACTCTATTGGTTGTATCTCAACCGTTGGCTCTGGAGCCTGTTCTTTCTTCTTCAAGGACTTTCGCTTTGGCGATTGCCTTTTCCGCATACTCTGCCCACTTGCGGATGCTTGTAGCTTGATTCTTACGTCTTCGCTCATTCGCTAACCTTTTCCTTAACCCTACATGGGATATGTAACGTCCTGTCTGCGCACTGAGCCAGTTTGCTACTTCACGATAACTGTACTGATTTACGTGGCTACGTGCCTTCTCAAGTAAATCTAATTCAATCTGTATAGGTTGCAGAAGGTCGGGGTCTGCTTCATCCTGTTTATATCCGAATGGTACTGTACGTGCAATACGTGGTATAGCTACCCACTCGTTCTGTTCTTTAATATCTGTTGGCTGTGGTAGCTTCCACTTGCCTATACTACGCGACATTTTTCTTTTTATTATCTACTGTTTTATGAGGCAAAAAAGAAGTTTTTGTAGTTGAAGATTTTCTCGTACCTTTTTTCTTTGTAGGTTTAATTAAATCTGTATCATAAAAATCAGACGCATCCATTCCTACGTCTTGCATAGTTCCTTTACTTTGTTTAGCCATTACTCATCATCCTCTACAATAGCTTTAGGTGGCATAAGCATGACACCCCCCGATGCTTCTACGTGCATCTTCTCAGTCTTAACCAATCCTGTGCGGTCAAGCAATTCTTTAGCTGCAGCCATCTTGTCACGTATACCTAGTTCAGTTGGGTCATACAACCCACCTACCATAGCCATCGCTGCTTTCGGCGCATTACGTGCCATGTACATTTGAGTAGCCTCAAGTATCTCTTCTTTAAGACCTTTAACAATTTCTGAAGTACTAGAAGTGTCAGCGTATCCTGCCAGTTTTTTTGCTTGCACCAAATCACCGCCAGCTTCTTCAAAGAGTACGTTGAGTAGTGTTTGTTGTTTGTCGGTAAGTTGTCTTGTCATTATGTATTCCGTTTATTGTTTGTAGTATTTATAACCATGCCGCCCTTGCGATAGTCTTTACTAATTATACCACCTTTGCGATAATTTTTAGTAGTAGACATTTTTTTATCTTTCATTATACTACCGTCAGGCATTTTATGAAAACCTTTTGGTACATCATTGTTTTTTCTTTTATGTGGCATACCACCTTCACTTAAATTCATTTTTTTCTTTAATCTATTATAAACATCTAATATAACTTCACCTGTAGATGCTGCAATATCTGTAGCTTCATCATATAATCTTTCTAATTTAAATATTACGCCTTTTTCTTTTTTGTTTTTTGTTCTTGTTCCTACTGTTTTTGCAGTCCTACTTTCTCGTATAGTTTCTAAAGCCATCTAAAATTCTCCGTTATGCATAGCGTTAGCTAACTTAGTGGCACGTCCTTTTACTTGAGATGCCCACCTACTGTCTAACATTTCTTTTGCTGCAGTTGGGTAGTCCTCATCGTGGATAGCTGCCCACATCATTTTAAACTTACACAGTCTAGGTACACCCATATTAAATGCCATATCCATTACAATAAGCTGACGTACAGCGTCCAGACTGTCCACGCAAGGGTGCGCACGTACCAGTTCCTCTTCGACTATCTGTACGTCATTAGTTGCTAGATAGACCGCATCAGCTTCTGTGATACCCATTTCGTAGACGACATCTATATTAGGTATGTCCATCCAGTCTAGTTCTTCTTTAGTTATACCACGGTCTTCTAGATTCCTGCCGATACCTATAGTATCAATTCCTAGTGTATCCTTATATACCTGTAGTCTTAGACCCTCGCTTACTACTAGCTTGTCTATCAGGTCGTTTCGTTTGTATAATAACATCGCTACCCTCGTGATTCATCCATACCGCAAATGCACCTGTCATGGCCCCCGTGACTACACTCACTAGTGCCGCTTGTTGACTTGTCGGGTCTGGCAGTGTCATAAACCACTCCACCACTCTCCACGCTGATATTGACATCATTAACATCATTAAGCGTGGTAGTAGTCTCCACGCTAGTACTGTTTCCATTACTATTGTCACGGTTTCTTTTTACCTGTTCTTTTGTTGTATGGTCGTGCATACTCCACATCATTGCTAGGACTACCTTTTACCAAAGAACTTTGTAGCACTGCGTACACCAAAGCTGGCGGCAACAATAACACCAAGACTGTATTGATACCACTCAGGCATCTCTTGGAGTTGTCTAAAGCCATTAGCTACTATTTCTTCCATCCCCGGAACGAACGCAAGTATGAGAGGGATGCTGAAAAGAATTGTAAGCCACTCGTCTTTCCACGATGACTGACTTCCTTTAGCCATTTCCAAATCCCAATCAAGTTCGCCTGTAGCTTTTCGCTCCATGATTGTAGCTTCTGCTTTAGCACGTGCAACTTTTGCACCAGTTTCTGCTTTAGATTTTTCAACTTTTCCATTTAACCATGTCCCTGCTAAATCTGCAATCGGTCCAATAAGTAATTGTATCATTTTCTCATCATACCTTTAAGAGTTTTAGCTTGCGTTGCGTGTAACTTAGAAGCCTTCTTTAAACCCTTAACAACTTTTTTGACCTTTGTTTTATTTTTATTACTAAGCATTACCCTCTCCTGAACTTTGCGGTTTTCTTTGATATACTTTTAGGCTGCTTGACGAATTGCTTACCAGCAGCAGTTCCTGCTCTTTTAGCAGCGGTGGTGGCCGCATACTCCGAAGATGAGAGGGCTTTAATCGCTGATGCCGGAAGATAACGCTCTCCTGTTTGCTTGGAGGGTTTGCCACTCTTTGTTCTCCAGTCTTGCTTAGACCAATTAGCTAAACTCTTTTGAGGTTTTTTCATAATACAGTTATACCACTTACGTTTACGTTTGTCAAGTAAATAATGAATACGTCATAGCAGAAGCGGTTAAAGCAAATATAAAAAATCCTACAGCTATTACAGCAATAACAGCTATCATTACCGCAATCTTTATATTTTCCATAATTTCATTCTGTCTTTGGATAGCTGCTCTTCTAGCTTTGAGTGCAGCTTCCCTAGCTTCTTGTATACGCTTCTGCCTTTCAGCTAGTATGCCCTTCCATGTACCATGCCCAAATCGCATGTCTACCATAGTGGCTACTTCTTGTAGTTTCTCTGCTGCTATCTTAGCATCAATAACATCACGTGCTACATTGTTTACGCCAAACTGGTCTGTTATACCTACACCAGCTTTTTTAGCACGGTCTTGTTGTATTTGTTTTTCGCCAGCAAATAGATTATCTATATGTCCAGCTATGTCACTTATATCGTTAGCAGTACTAATAGCACCCTTAATGCCATCTACGGCACTCTTCACAAGTGCTATACCTGCGAGTGTTTCTGCAATCATTGTTGGTTGGTTCCTACTTGGGTTGGGGTCTACATACTGCAGTTATCTTTTTTCTTTTACCACCACCCGCTGGAACAGATTGTTGTCGGGACAATCTTTCAGCAAAGTATAGGCATCTGTCCATGTCTACAAATATTTGTGTTCGGTCTATTATATTTGCACCTAAGTACACGTATAATACAAATACAATCATGCTAGGCTGCTAGGGAAGGATTACTCGCTTCTACGCCCATCCACTTGCTCCACTCAGCATAATAGTGACGCATACCTACTTCATCGTGTATTGTTCTATTCTCGTGCCTTCCATGTAGAATGTTACGAGGTTCTGTACCTTCACGCATTGTTGTACCTTGACCAGCCACACCAATAAGGTCTTCGTGTAAGTTCCTACCAAATGGCCCCCAGATAGAGTTGTGATGCTTAATACGTGTATGTCGCTCTTCAGGAGTATCCTTCTTCAAGCCATATCCACGGAACTCAATCAGTACCTTGTTTGGTCCTAGTGGTGTTACACTGTCACTACGGTAGGCACTGCCACGTAAGTTAAAGTTATAGCCGGGGAATAAGTCTACCATGTACCACTGGTTTGGTGGCAGGTTAGGAAAAGACAACTCTCCTCTATCTTCAAATCCTTCATACTCCTCATAATTAACCGTAAAGCTACTGACGTTAACATGACCATTATCAAAAGGGATATTCTTTCTAGCGAAATACTCATCGTTAAATCCTGACACACGATTAAAGTAATGCATGAAGTCATGGTAGAACTCACTGTTAGTATCATGCCACAGTTTATAGTTAGTGTCTATCACTGCTTTGTGGTAGTGAAACACTTCCATCTCTTCAGTGTCAATGGCATCAGCTATACAATCAAATGCTC